TTGCCATATGGCTCTCCAGATATAGATTGGTACTTTAATAAATAGTGGTTATTGAAAAAACTGATTAGATGGTATCGAAGGTTGCACCAGTTGGGAGAATGTTGAAATCCAACTTGATGAATTCTGCGGTACGGGTTGGTTGGAGATAGATTGCACCAGCCAAGATGTTACGGTCAATGATGTCTGGTGTGTTGTTGGTTTCATCCATTACCACACGGAATGAAGTTAAACCAGAACGTTGTTGAATACCTGCGAGATATGGATTGACGATATTCAAGAAGCGAGTACGTGTTGCTTCGGTATTTTGTTCGAACACCAAGTATCGTGCTGAACTTGCGATATACTTTTTAACAGTGATGAGAAGACGGCGAACATTTACACGGTCAAGTGCTGAAGCGCGACGTTGTAGTGTCTTTTGTCCCCACACACAGATACCTTGTCCTGGGAATTGTGCGATTGGATTGACTTTTGATTCATACAATTCGTCACGTTGTGCTTGAGTGAGTCTGGTCTTTACACCGACTGCGCCTGGGATTCCACCACGGTTCAACCCTGCTGGTGCGAACCATTCTGCTCCAACTGCGTCACTGTATGCGTACACTTCTGGGAGTACGACTGATGGTGGTGCCCAGAGGAACTTACCAGTGATATCGTCAAGTACACGAACCCAAGGATAGTAACCAGCTGCGTAGTTCGTATCAAGAAGTTCTGCGTATGAAGTTACTGAACTAATGGTTGCATCAAGAACATCAAGGTCTGCGATGTAGAAGCAGTCACCACGTTGTTCACAGATATCAATTGCAGTTTGTGCAACGTTTGTGTGTTGTGAGTAGATAACGCCTGGTACAACCAAGAGATTGAAATCTACTGCATCTGCATTACTGAGTTGGTTTAATGCTCTCTTATATTCTACTGAACCAGATGCCGATGCTCCACTAAGGTTGAACCCTTGTGTATTTGTTGCGGTGATATCTCCACCTAATGCAATTTGACGATTTGGTTTGAATCCGTCAAATCCACCTTGAACTGGAACGGAGAATCGGCGATAGGTTGCGTGGTCACGGTTGGTAAGAGAAATTGCACTTCCGTTTACTTCTGTTGCTGGAAGGTTTTCAATATTAAATTCTGCACCTACGGTGTTTGCACCAACTGTTGGTCCGAGATATGATTCCGCGGTAAGGTAACTACCAGAAGCATATAGACCATCAAAATTAAATCCATAGTAATATGAAAGTGGTCCAGTTGCATTTGCACTATATCCTGGAGCGCCAGAAGTTACCCAACGACTATTTACATATGCGTGGAATGGAACTTCACCTGCACTTGATGATACAGTTGAGTTAAGTGCTGCGAATCCGTATGGAACTGCTGTACTTGGGATGACATCTTCACTCATTTCTACACGAATATAATCAGAAAGATTTGGATAATCACCTTCGTAAGTAGTTAATCCAGTACTTGAATTATAGGTTGGTACAGCGTTACCAATTACACGTGCGATATAGTTAGGACTATTTGGATTTAAGTTTAAGTTATCGAATTGTTCAAGTACATTTGTTTGTGTATCGGTATCATTGAAATCACGAACTAAAAGTGAGAATGTACCAAAATCACTGTCTGGGTCAGTACTTGGTGAGATACCAGTGATAGAAATCTTAATTTGCTTGTTTGCTCCAGTACCATCACTTAATGTGTGAACCTTGAACAAGTTGTACTTAGTTGAACTAATGGTTTGTGAACGAATCCACGGAGTGGTTGCGTTATCGTATTGTGTTGCAAGGTTGAGACTACTGGTGACCACTCTGAAATGAGTTTCTTGGTTACCGAAACTACCAACTTGATTGATTGCGTCTGGGAATACGGTGTATACGTATGCAGGAATTGTTGAACTCTTTCCTTGTGCATCGGTACCGAACACTTGATTAATAAATGAAGCGTTTGTTGTGTTAGTACTGATAGCACTTGCTGAGTAGTGGATGTTAGCAGAACTGCTGACCACCAAACTGAAACTTGAAGTGGTACCACCTACTGCTGCGTTAGTGATAGTACTTCCTGATACCGTTGGGTGAAGAACCGCAAACACTTTATCTCCAGTAGAACCCGATACAAACACGGTTGCTACGGTAGTTGTGTATCCTCCTAATCCGAGAACACGAACAATTGTTGCACTACCTGCTTCTTGAAGGTAGTTCTTAACGGTATATCCCATGTACGAAGTACCATCAGGTTCACCGAAGGCGGTGACAAACCCATCTAATCCTACAACTGGGGTAGCTACGAATGCTGGTCCTTTAGTAGTTGGACCAACAAACGCCGCACCTATTTCAGCAACGCCTTGTGCGAGGAATGTTTGGTCGCGTTCTTGTGTAAAGACACCTGGCGACACGATTCTTTCTGCCATACGGTATTCTCCAAACTAAATTTGTTATTTCTCTGGTGTAAATTCGCCGGTTTCAAAATTGATTTGTCCAGCGCCATACTTCTCCGATAACCGTTTGAGTAATTCTTGTTCTTCTTGTAATAACCCTTTGAATACCTTAGTTTGCTCACTAAGTTTTTCATTTAGTTCTACGATATCTGTCTGAAGCAATTGAACTTGTAATGTCAATTGTCCAGATTCAGAGACTACCGTTGCCAACTTATTTCGTAAACTACTAATCTGTTCTAAATCTTCTTTGTTAATTTCTGCCATAATAACCTCTTTAAGATACAATACAACTCGTATTATAAATATCTGTTTTTTTACCTAAACATCAATTATTCACTTTCTATTTCAGTAAAAGTGACCACTTTTTTAATTGAAAATCTTCTATTTGTGGTAAGACTTCTGGTATTCTGTCTATCCAGTGCAGTTTCAGGTAAGAGATATGCGTATACCGTCATATCAAATTGAGTGCGTACCACACGGTCCTCTGTAATTGGTAACTCTGTCATAGGCTCAAATGACTTCACAGAAGTACGGAATTTATAGTTGTTTGTTTCACCCCAATATTGGTCGGTTTCGAACGAAATGTTTTCTACTAAAGAATTCATTTGTTCCATATATTCGGTCCAAATCATGCACCGATATGTAATTTCGTAGTAATCGGGTAATGTGGTTGTCAAATATTCACGACTTGGAGTTATTTTATTGGCCACCGCAAATTGGTCATATGGGTTTCGTCGATTCCATCCAGTTTCAAAGGTACGTTCTAGGTACTTGTTAACAGGAGAATTGATAATAGACTTCTTCATTCCAGTTCTACGAATCATAATCATCGGTAATTGAATCTTTCCAATAGAGTCACGCATAATTCCATCACGTTGTGCCGACTTCCAACGTTCAGGATTACCATAGATAACTGGAACTTTTACTGACACATTATTTTGCGTAACGAGCGGCTTGATGCGGTCATTCATATACTGAAGGATGGCGTTATCAATTGTATACAAAGTAACAGCGATGGGTGGTGTACCATCCGATGGAATATCGTTTGCTCTATTAGGAACAGTCACCGACTGTTGAGCATTATTGACTACTTTTACTGGTTCTTTATATTCTGGGTCGAAGGTCATACTTGTACCTCTTCGATATCAATACTTGTACGACGAGTTAAGTGTGCCATACAAATGATTGCGGTATTAAACCCTGGCTTACCTGCGATGAGTTGTGTTTCGGTAATATTATGTACTTCATAGAAATGATTATTGTATCCAATAATATCACCAATTTCTGGGTATGTATTGACATCTTGTAACATACGACGAGCAAATCTAAATTCAGTTTGCTGGTCTTGATTTACACCAAATCCTTCTTCTCGAACAGGTGTATTCTTATCATACTTAACAATAGCATTTACTTTTACTGGAGTGTAGCGTGGCTTTTCTACACTTTCTCCGTAAATATTCACTTTGGCGGATTCTACTACAATTTTGTACAGAATTACCGCAACGTCCATCGTTTCATCAATCAATTCCCGAGTGATGTGTTGCATGAATTCAAAATCACGTTGTGTAACAAAGCGTGCCATTGATTAACCTATGTAAATGAGAGTAGGAATATTCTTGAACATTTCTTGCATGTTTTTAGAATTTTCCATTTGCTTTTTCATTTGTGCTTGCATTCCAGTTTCTTCTAATGTTTCACGAAGTTCTTTAATAAGAGCTTCTTTTTCTGTTTCAGCTTCACGACGAAGAATTTCTCCGTCCATTTTAATTTCCCCATCGGGATATGGAATTTCTGAGAACTTTGAACGAATAATACCGAGTAATTCTTTTGCTAATGCAAGTGTGTATTTAAATATCCAAGTACGAGACATATCATTTGTTTTTGTATACGAGATGTGTTCGTATGGAACATTTGATAAGTCACTAGCAATATCAGACCCAGACTGGAATGTATTAAGTTGCTTATCATCTACAACCATATAATCAAAGAAGATTGTTTTGTTTTGTGTAAAGATTGGTTGGAACTTGATAATGTTATTAGAAACTTCAAATCCATATTGACTCTTACGAATCATATCATTGATTTCAATTGCTTGAATACGGAGTAAATCTTCGTAAGCAGGCATCATCACGAATGTTACTGGTGGTGAATATCCGTCAAATCCAAACTCTGCCATCAAGTTTGTTAACCCAAGACCTGTGGTTGCGAATGGGTCATAGTACCGTGCGATTGCTGGTGGCATGTAATGATAGATACGACGAATTTCGATTTTCTTTCCACTTTCACTAACGTCTGCCCACAATGTTTTTAAATCATATGATTGAGTATATGCGGATGCAGAGATATATCCCCTCTTAACCGTCACATCACCACCAGATTGTGCTTCAACACCATAATCCGTTGCTAACTTGACTACTTGTGGAATTACAGACCCAACAATGTTTCGTTGTGTTGCAGACGTTGCGGTTGATAATCCTTGTAAGGTCATCATATGTTCACGTGCATTAAATTGATTGACTTGATTACCGTATGTAGATATAGCTTCTTCAAAACATGCATAGATTTGCTTATCAAGTAATTCAACCGCAACAACGGGATATCCTAACTTACGTGCAACGAATTCTGCTACTCTAGGAGCATCAGATTGAAACTCTGTGTCAGCGTCAAAGAATCCAAACGGTGTTATGCCGACTGGATTACTAGGACTGCCATCATAGAAAATTGGTTCTTGTGTTTCCATAATTCTCTCTAATTAGGGACTTAGAATAAATAGTTTTATTAAATCATTAAGTGGTATTTTTGTGAATAGAAATAAAAAGGGTGACCTTTCGGCCACCCCATTTATTCCCACCGTTACTACGAGGATTAGATTAAGTTTAATCCGTCGATGTACACCTTTCCGAAGAATTCTGGGCGTACTACCTTCTTTGCGTAACGGGTCATCACACCACGGCGTGGGGTGAAGTTGTTTGGGTCATACACGAGCGGAGTCATGATGAGTGGGATATATGGTGCGTAGACTGCACCAGTTTCG